ATTATTTCTTTTAATTTTATTATCAATTTCTGTTAACTGATTATTTACATCATTTATTTTTACTCTAACTGGTGCTAAATCATTATCTGCTTTTTCAACTTCTCTACCAACTCTTTGTACGGCTTTTTCAACTTTTCCTATTTCTGATGTTTGTATTACATCTATTATTGGTAATACAAAGTTCTCAATTTTTTTACTAAATAAATAGCAGTTTACAAATAAAATAAATATTAATAAAAAAATTACATATAATTTAAAATTCATAATATGATTTATTTATATTAATATAAAAATTAGTTTAAAAAATATAAAAATTCTCTTCTTCATTATTATAATAAATGGAACTCCTATATAAAAATAAATTTTTAGTATCAGTTATTATAGGTTGTTTAATAGCCGTTGTTTTTTTTAATTATAATAAAATTAATAGTGATGCTTTACAATATAGTGATAATGATGTAAATAATGATAATAAAAATAAGGATAACAGCTTATACTTATTTCTAGTAGTGTCTACAGTTATGTTTGGAATATTATATTTCACAGAAGATAATGTGGATGAAGTTTACAATGAAATTGATGTTGGAGAACCACCATTTTAATAAAAATATTATTAATCTCAAATAATATTTAATAATATTAAATAATATTAAATAATGAAAGAGATTAAATCTTTACAAAATGAAACAAAATTATTCATAGTAATACTTTTAATATTTTTAATAATATTCCATAGCACTTTAAATCCAGAAAATAAATTTTATAAAGCTCTATTATATTCTATATTTTTTATTTTATTTGTTGTAAAATTATTTTTACTAAAACAATATCCTGAAATAGTAATACTATATTCATCACTATTTATATTAATATGGTATCAATATAATTTAAAAAAAAATAATAATAATAATTTACCTGAAAATTAATTAATTTATAGATACTTCGTTTTTTAAATTTAAATAAAATATAATTTTTATTTAAATCATATTTTATTTTAATCATGAAGTTAGAATTAAAAAAATTTGATATTACTAAAATACGAAATGATAATGTAGTAGTTTTAATTGGTAAAAGAGGTACTGGGAAGTCTTTTTTAGTAAAGGATTTATTATATTATCATACAGATATACCTGTTGGAACTATTATATCTGGTACTGAGTCTGCTAATAGATTTTATGGAAATTTTGTTCCAAATGTTTTTATTCATGAAGAAGTAACACCAGATTTAATACAAAATGTAGTAACTCGACAAAAATTAATTATGAGAAAGAAAAATAAAGAGGAAAGTAGTTATGGAACCTCAAGAATTGATCCAAAAGCATTTATTATTTTAGATGATTGTTTATATGATAGTAGTTGGGCAAAAGATAAAAATATTCGTTCTATATTTATGAATGGAAGACATATTAAATTATTTTTTATTATTACTATGCAATATCCATTAGGAATTCCTCCAAACTTAAGAACAAATATTGATTATGTTTTTATTCTCCGTGAAAATATTGTAGGTAATAGAAAAAGAATTTATGAAAACTATGCTGGAATGTTTCCTACTTTTGAGGTATTCCAACAGGTAATGGACCAATGTACAGAAAATTACGAATGTTTAGTTATAGATAATACATCTAGTAGTAATAAACTAGAAGATACTGTTTATTGGTATAAGGGTAGTGAACATGAGGATTACCGTTTAGGTAGCAGTCAATTTTGGGTTAATAATTCATTTGATGAAGATGATGATAGCGATGAAGAATTTAGTGTAGACCAATTTAAAACTAAAAGAAATGCTACTAGAATTAATGTTAGAAAATTTGATTAAATATTATTAAATATTATTAAATATTATTAAATATTATTAAATATCAAATTTTTTATTTTGCATATATTTCTTTGCCTTTGTATCTGTCATAGTGTTATTAAATGATGTATCAGTTCTTACAACTATTAAGATAATTAGCGTAAACCATATGTAAATAATAATATTTAATAAGAAATTTTCATTATATTCATAAGCCCAATCAAATCTTAAATGATTCAGATATAATTGATATGTAAATGTTACAACAAACGCAGCAATAATAACATCTCTATATTTCCAATCTATTAGTAACTCATATTTATTCATTAAATTAATTAAAAATTTTAATAATATTAAACCAATTATAGAATCAATAATACCTAGTATCATATATCTCGCAAAATATTTATTAAAGAATGAATTAGCTAAAAATTTCGTTCGAGTACTATAATCATTCAGAGGTACTTTTCCATATTTATTATTCACAAATAATTTTTCTTTCGCAAATACTATATCCAAACTATATGCTAGAATATTTCCAAATAAATATAGTGATAAAAATGTACTCTTTTGAATATCCATTTGAAGATTAGTATTTAGAAAAATATTTAATACATTTGCTACTGAAAATGATACAGCTGATGTTATCATACCCTTGCTTTTTTCTTCTTTAAAAAACTCTTTTACAAAATTTAATAAGTTCATTATTAAATTATTAAAACAAAAATAATATATATTAAAGATTATTAAAATTTTTTTATTTTTTTTCCTCATCAATTAATTTTTGATTAGCAGACCATTCACTTTGTTCTTCGTTAAATAGATTGCTAAATTTACTACTAAATTGATTAGAAAATATTTGTTCATCATAATAACTTCTAGGTATAAATCTATACTCAACTCTTACATCTGTTTTTAATTTACTTATTTTTTCTTCATAAATTCCATTCATAATTAATATAACACCTGTAAATAATATTAATAATATTAACAGCTTCATTATTATAATTAATTAATATTATATTTAATTAATATATTTATTTTAATTTACTTCTTCCATTTTTTCTTCGTTCTTTCTTGCTAGCCATGGGTCTTCGCCATCTAATGTTTTAGTAACATCAGCACTTTCAGCATTATAATTTTCAGATACAGTATTATCCTCCCCTAGTCCAGAACTGGTTACTAGATTTTTAACATCTTTATGTAAGTCCCCTGCTACTTTTTCTACATCATTTACTAGTTCTTTTACATCATCTACATCCTTTACTACATCTGTTACATCAGCAACTACATTTCCACCTTCTACATCTTTTACAGTTTTCGCAACATCTTCAGCAGTTTTCGCAACATCCTCAGCAGTTTTCACAACATCTTCAGCAGTTGAGTTTAATACTACATTTTCTGAATCATCAATATCATCAATTCTATCTACATTTTCTTTAGCAGATAGTTCCTTAGATTTAGCAACTTTTGCTTTTTGTGCTTCTAACATTTCATTCTTTCTATCCTGGAATACTTCATCTTTTTGTTCTTGGTTCTCACGATACTTCTTCATTAGAGTATTCAGTTGGTCTTCGGCATAATGTTGGTCCTGAATATCATTAGGATTAGGGTCCCAGGGACACCAGCAACCTACTTGTGTAATATAAATATTATGTTGCTTATCCTTCCTTTTTAGAACTTCACTTCTTACTTGTGCTTCTCTCATAGTATCATAGCATCCCCTTAGTTTAAAACCTCTTACATTTGTTTGGAAATCAACTTGTTCGCTAAATTCTTTATTTATTTCATCTTCTTTTTCATCCGTAAAATATTTATATTCTTCTTGCATATGCTTTTCATTAAATAAAAATCTGTATCTATCAGCAATAGTTTTAAAAGCATCTTCTTCATCAGGATATTTAATTTTCATATTTTGGAATAGTTCATTCATATCTTTACAGAAATTTTTTGTAAACTTTGTAAACGTAAATACATTTTTATCATCTAATACTTTTTCAGGAGAAATAAAAGATACACACGCAAAATTCTGTCCTCTAATAGGCGCATCTTCCTCTAAATAATCCATTTCACTTACTGGAACTACGTTACTTTCGCTCATAATATAATACTTTATAATTTAAATATTTTTAAATATTTTTAAGTAATTTTATTAATATTATTAATAAATTAAATTTTTTATTAAAATTTTTTTCTAATTAATTATCTAATTATTGTAATTTAATTTAATAATAAATTTAATAATAAATTAAATTTTTTTATTAAAATTTTTTTATTAAAATTTTTTTATCTATATATAGTATAAAAAAAACATGAACGGATTAGATGTAAGAGAAGTTGTAACTCGTATGCTTAAATATTTTGTAGAAGGTCTTGTTGTTGCTGTTGCCGCCTACGTTATGCCCGGTAAAGTAATGAAAGTTGTAGATGTTGTATGTATTGGTCTTGTAGCTGCTGCCACATTCTCGCTACTTGACCTATTTGCTCCCTCGATTGCCGCGAATGCCCGTATGGGTTCTGGCTTCGGTGTAGGTGCCGGTCTTGTAGGTTTCCCCTCGGGTGGTCTTGCCTAAATTAATTATTAATTATTAATATTCAAATAATTAATAAAATTAAAAATTATTTTTTTATAAAATCTATTTAATAAATTTTATAATTTATAGAATTTATAGAATTTATATACTTCTTATAAATTGCCATCCTAATTCTTGACATATTTTTTTCCATACTTGTTCTTGTTGATGTAATTTTTCTCTGGATTTTAATAATGGGAAATATTGTAAAAATTCATCTTCTCCTAATAGTTCTAGAAATTTATGTAAAACATAAGAATAACTTAGAAAGTTCTTACGATTACTAGGACTATGTTTTAGAAATGGAACTTGTATCTCTTTAAACATATTTCTTAATTTCTCTTCTAAATCGGGAGTTAATTGAGGATTTGTCTTTCCTGTTATTCTATTTAATATATATGGAATATGTTCATAGTATTTAT